ATTCGTCTGGCCCATCGCATTGAGGATTTCAGCGCCAGCGCCCAGAACGGTGTGAAGATCAGCCGCCGCGCCCAGTTCGCGAATGCGTGACAGGCGGTCTTGATGTTCCTTGGCAAGCCGTTCAATCGCCGCCTGCTTTCCACCAATAGCTGCCAACTCCGCATCGGTTGCGCTGTCAATCAACGCCTGCCCCTCGGCATACCATTGCGCCACGGTTTCCCGCTCGGTCATCAGCCCTTCCATGAGGGTTTCAAGGCGGGTTGCAAGCTGCTCGCGCAATGCCTCATTCGGATCAACGCCGCCACCGCCAGCATCGTCGCCCGTGATAAACTCTCCACCCATGCTCGCAAGCAAGGCGTCAGTGGCCGTTGGGTTGACTGTGCCGCGTCCGCTTGATGTGTATCTGCGCGGCGGGATCAGACTTCCTTCCGGCGTCAATCCTGTTCCTGTTGTAACTCCGGGCCTGCCACCGGGCAATTCCTGCCTAAGTTGAGTTGCAAATCCAAGCGCAAGCGCAACGGCTTGCCCAAGGCGCGTCACTTGGCTAGTCACGCCAGATATGTCGATGCCTTTGAAGTCTGCAAACTGCGCAATCAGGGCTGCAACACGGCCCTGCAATTGCTCCATTTTGGCGCGGAAATCTTCGGCGTCGATTTCTCCATCTTCCAGTTCTTGACGGGCTTTTTTCATTTCACCGATAAAGCCGCGAAGAACCTCGGATGCCCCAATCTCGCCAATGTCGTCAAGCCGATCTGCAAAGTTCGTAAGCCGACCTTCAGCCAATATGGTCTGCTGGTTCAGGGCGTTCATGCCATTGCTGACGCCCTTAACCTCGCTTTGCAAATCTGCAAGGCTGCCACCAGCTTTGATGATCTCATTAACCAGATCCGCACCCAAAACCTGACGGGCTTTTTCAATGCTGCCGAAAAACTCCTCAAGTGTAATTCGTGCGCCGACGACCTTGGCGGCAAACTCAACAAGCCCGTTTGCTACCCGTTCAATTGACGGCGCAACTGCCCCAGCCATTTGATTGCCAAGACCAGTAAAAACCATTCCCAGACGCCCGACAGCATCATTGGCCCGCTCGACGCCTTGCGCAACATCCTGCGCCACCGCGATGCCAAAACGCTGTTGGAACGCCGCTGCATTCGCTGCCGCCGCGCCATATCCATTGAGCATGTTGATTGCATCACGGCCAGAGCGTCCAAAAACCTCCATCGCCATCGCGGTCTTTTCCGCCGGGTCTGTAATCTTGTTCAGCGCATCAGCGATCTTGGCAAACTGCGCATCAGGCTCCAGCCCCTGCAAGTCACGCATTGACAGGCCAAGCCGCCCGAAGGCATCAACCTGTGCCTGTGTGCCTTGTCCCAGTTCCACGATGTTGCGCTGCATCAGGCCAAGCATCGATGACAGCTTGCCCGTCTCAACGCCAGCTTCACCAGCCACAAGGCTCATCTTCTGAAACGCGGCTGTGGTCAAGCCAAGGCTGCGCGCCTGCTTGGTCAGAACGTCGATGTTGGCAAGGCTTTCTTTGGTCAGCGCCACCATAGCAACGCCAACAGCGGCAACACCAGCAGCACCCACCTTGGCAAACTTGGCAATTGCTGCCTGCGCCCCGGTCAGCCCTTTAGTAAGGCCATCCGTTTCGGCTCCGATCTTGACTGAAAGAGGCGGCAAAGCCATTAGATCGTCCCTTCGTCCATAAACCCTAGCAGATCGTCAATGTCCGAAGACGTGAGTTTGCCAGCGAACTTTCCAGTCTCGTTTCCATCCGGGGTTTTCATTTCAACCTCCAACAGAAACTCCGGCAGCGTCATGTCCCAAAACTCACTAGGCGGAAGGTCTATAGCCCTTGCCAACTTATACAGCGCGTCCCAGTCAAGCGGCTCAATCTCGCCCCCGCTTACGCCGCCTTGCTGGGGGCGTCCGGCTTTTTTTCATTCGGCTCCGGCATGATGCAGGAACACAACGCAGACTTGAGCGCTTGCAAATCATCGACTTCCATCGAAACGATAACCGCCAGCGCCTCGTCCTCGGTCATCTTTCCACCGCTGGCCGTCACCATCTCCGAGAGGATGAAAGCCATATCAGGCATAGAGCCTGCCGATGTTTGCAGGAAAAACATCACTTCGACCAGATTAAAGCGCGGGTTTTCGGCCTTGCCCTTCATCTCAATCCGACGCAACAGCCTATTTGACGGGGTGATTACATAATCAGCCCCGCCAATGTTCAGGCTCACATCACGGAAAACACCCATGCGTTAAACCGCCGTGAACGTGACAGTGCCGCTCGACTGGATGTTTGCCGTGAACGTCACCGCGTCCGCCTGCTCGCCGCCCAGCGTCATAGCCGAGAGGAACCAGTCGCCAGTGAAAGAACCGATGCCGTCAATCTCAACGGTATATGCTGCCAGAAGGCCAGACGCCGCACCCATTGCCACAGCGATGATCGTGCTATCGGTTAGCACGCCCTCAACGTCAGCGTCCACCGAACGAACGCCGACATCTGCCAGCATCGTGCGCCAGCCCGCGTCGTCCTTGTCAGTGATGTCAACAGGCTCGTTGTTGATCGACAGATTGTCAGTCCGAGCGCCTGCGATAGCGGTCAAACCCTTTTTGATGCGCATCTTTCTGCCGGATTGTGCAGCCATTTTAGTCTCCTAATTTACGGGGCCACAGGGCCGACGATGTTGCTGAATGCAACGGTTGATCCACGAGAGTTTGTTGCCGTCATACGGGCGCGCACATACTTGCCAGCCTGCCCGACAGCGAGAACGCGGGTTGCCCCTGTTGCGCCGCTGATATCCGCCCACGTCGGGGCATTCGGATCTGAAAGCGTGCTTTCCTGCCACTGGGTGGCGTAGGTGATTGTCGCATCGCCCGCCCATGTGCCAGTCGTCCGCGTAAGCGTCTGGCCCACTGTGGTCGTGCCAGTAACGGCAGGCAGAACGGTGTTATACGGGGCCAGCGAGACGGTCAAAACGCCGCTGCTTTCAAAGTTGGCAGTAAACGTCACGGTGTCTGCTTGATCAGCGCCGAATGTCATGGCCGAGAGGAAGAAGTCGCCTGTGATGTTGGCGATCCCGTCCAGCAGGCAAGCCCCGCTGTCGATCAGGAGATTGCCTGCCGCCATTGCTTGAGCAATCGTTGTGCTGCCTTTAAGCACGCCCTCAACATCGCCAGAGACGGAACGAACGCTCACGTCACCAAGCATGGTGCGCCATCCAGCGTCATCCTTGTCGGTGATATCAACAGGCTCTGCATTGATAGCAAGATTGTCCACGCGAGCACCAACGATGGCCACGCTGTCTCTGCTGATCCGCATTTTTCGGCCAGAAATAGCCATGTTTTAACACCCTTCGTTTGCCAAGTTATACCACGAGGGCTATGCCAAGTAAACAACACGGAAAAGCATGATGGCCTGCCGCGTCTTGCCGTCAGGATCATCGGTCAGCGTCAGGCTTTCAAACTCTGTCGTGATGTGATCGACGCCCGTGATGGTCATTGGCTGCCTGTGCATCCGAGAATAAACTGCATCAGCGATGCCCTTGATCTGCAAGTCCGACGATGCCCGCGACCAGATGCTGACCTGCACTACGACCTCGCCGCCAGTGTCGTCTTTGGTATCATACGGGCCGAAAGTATCATTGCCGATGGTGATGTAGGGGAATTGCGCAGGAGCGCCGCTGTCCGTCGCCTGAGGCACGTCTGTGAATATTGCTGAAACGCTATACGCAGCAGAGAGAAGCCCCGTCACGGACACGTCGTTGAGACGGGCGTAAATACCAGATTGCAATGCAGCCGCTTTGATCATCTTGTCAGCCTCGCCAGTGCGGTTTCCATGCGCTTCCGATATTTAGGACGCGCATCCTCAACAGCCGGAACCCATGCAGGACGCGGCTTGATCTCCTGCGTTCCAAACTCCAGCCATTCGCCATACTTCACGTCGTTGGAAACCTCCGCAGACATCTTGCCAGTCATCTTGTAAACCGTGGCGCTGGCCAGCCTGCCCGTATCAGTGGCTGGGGCTTCCCCCGGTGCTGATGCCTGATGCGTGCGGGTCGGATTTGTCTTTTCATATACGATGCCAGTCTTGGGGCCGCGCTGATACCGCTTTACGATGTCGCCCCGAACCTCAATAGCCGTGGCTTGGACAACTTGCGCAGCCGCCCGCTCACCCTCTTTGCCCAGCTTCTTGAGCGCCTTGATCAAATCGTCTGCGCCGTCAATCTCAACCGCCCGTGCCATCAGGTCGCCACCCCGCCCGACAGATCAATCTCCAGCCACTTATCGGCAAACTCCATGTTGTTAATTGCCGTGATGTTGTAGGCCTTGCCCCGAATAACAATTCGGTCTGCCTCGGTGATGCTGGCATTGTATCGTGTCGTGATACGCAGCGAAGGTCTGGCCTCTATCCGATCACTAGCAAATACCTCACGCCCGGTCACGGATTTGACCATTGCCCGCGTTGGTGCGCCTGACAATGCTGCCCACGTTTCGGTCCAGCCGCCCGCGCCATCGGTCGTGCGGGTCAGCCGCTGCACTGCAATCGCTGTCTGCAACATCCCTGCCGTCATATCGCAGCACTTCATGGCAACACCTCGATTGCATCGAAACCGATTGAAACATCAGTTGTGGAAGATCCGGTCTTCGCCAGAAAGCCAACATCGCTCAACGCATCAATCCTGATCGGCGGATCAAAGGTAAACTGTTGTGCGCCGGAAAATTCTGGCAACTCCCACAGCAAAGTCATCGGGCTATAGGGCGCGGAGGTTTGCAGAATATTGGGTCGCTTGAACATCACGATGTTGGCTTTGTTTGACGCAAACGACTGCACCCTGATGTTTTGAATATAGAAGGCGCGATGCCGAGGGACAGAATAAGCAGCGATTTCACTCTCTCCGCGCGGAATATCTGTGTCTTGAATGGTCGCCCAGAGATTGCCAGCCGTATCTTCAATGTTGATCGTGCCGACATGAGACAGCGCCGCCTGCGTGGCATAGGTGCCAGAAGTCTCCACCATAGCATCAGTCAGCCGCAGAAATAGCGTTTGGGATGTAGCCGATGCAGACGCCCCCGCAGTGACAATGACTTCAGTGACAAAATCACCATTAGCATCAAGCCCTGTCAGGCGAATAGAGCGCGCTCCAGCGCCATTGGCAGTATCAGCGGCATTGCCCCCGGCCCGAATCCGCAAGGCCACTACAGCGCCAGCCTGAGGCGTCCTGTAAACCCCTGAGCGGGCAATTGGCGCAAATGTCCCGCCAACAGCAGTATTTCGGCCAAACTGGCGAATGGCCCGGCATCCAGATGCAAGCCCGCGCGCAACATCAAGGCCGGATGGATATGTCATATGCGAGCCGTCCGATAACGATTGATCACAGATGCTGCACCGCTCATTGCCATTGCCTCGACTGGATCGCACCCATCGCCGCGATGGCTGTAGAAATATGCAGCAAGACTGCGAACTGCCCGCTTCAGCGGTGCCGGAACATCAACAGCAAGCGCGCCATATCCTGCATAATAGTCAATCTGGATCGCGTTTGTAGGCCGCAATGCGATAGGCCATGTCGCCCCGCTCTGGAGCGCAAGCCTGCCGGGCTGCTGATTGGTATCCACGTCAAAGGTATTGCCGACATTGACCACAGCGGATGTGCTGTCCTCGTCAAAAACGGTTACGCTGTCGATTTCAATCAATGGATAACGCGGCAAGTGAAGATCCGCAGGAGCGCCGTAAAGCATGTTGATATGCCCATCCCGAACCCCGTCCCACCATTCCTGACGCGCACCGGGCCACTGATCGATAGTCAGCCGCCATTTCTGCCTGATCAGCGACAGCCCGGATGCCTGTTCAATCTCGGCACGCGCCTCGGTGATCAGCGCAGTCAGATAGGTGTCTTCGCTCGTGTCATCAATCCGCAGATGCGCTTTCAATTCTGCAAGCGTTACAGGCTCAATAGATGGCTCATCGATGATGACAGAGCCTTCATATTGATACAGATGGACAGCTGGACGCAGGCTCATTTCTTGGCCCTCCGGCGCTTTGTCTCAGGGACAGCTTCAACCTTTGTCTCTTCGCGCGGGTCAAACATCCGTTGTGCTGCGTGATCGGAAAGCGCCCATTCAGCCACTTTGCCAGTCACTATCTCTCCGAAAGAAAATATCTGCACCATCGCACCATCAGGCGCGCAGCGGTATCCGTCTTTTTTGGTGATTTTTGCTTGGGTCATCATTCCCTCCTGCTCTCAGTGATGGGGCCAGCCGAAGCCAGCCCCACTGACAAAGATCAGGTCTGAGGCGCAATGTGCAGATGGCTTTGCACAACGACATCTGCCGCACCCGCCTGAAGATAGCGAAGTGTGCCAGTATATCCGACAACAAAAGCGCCGTTGTCTTCGCGCACCGTGGAAAGCGTGCCAGCAGCAGGAGCGGCAAAGCCGGATGCTGCCGAATCAGACACCAACACACGGGCAGTCGGATCGGTAAGGCCAACAACGATAACGCTGTCCGAGCCCTGAAGGTCGATGCTGTCGCCATTGTCGCCAACAGACACCTTTACGTTTGAAGCAAGATCACGCATCGGTTTTCTCCCTTAAATGCGTTGAGGAAAAGCAGGGCCAGAATGGCCCCGCCCGATGATTAGGATGCCGAGAACTCGATCAGCTTGATCGCTTCGAAGTTCACAACGTCGCCGCCCACACGCTTGGTGGTGTAGAACTCAACATACGGCTTTGCCGAATACGGATCGCGCAGCGTGCGGATGCCCACACGGTCAACGATCTGATAGGCAGAGCGCATGTCGCCAACGGCGATGGACAGCGAACCCGTTGCCGGATCAGGCATGTCCTCAAACGCAGCTACAGGGTAGCCCAGCAGCGTTGCAGGCTGACCAGCCGCAATGCCCGGCGACCACAGATAGGCACCATCGCTGTCTTTCAGCTTACGGGCCAGCTTCGTCGTGGCGCGGTTCATGAACCACGTCGCGTTTGCACGATACTGCGCCTTCAGGCCATACAGAGCGTCGATCAGAGCATCGCCACCGCTGGGGGCAGAAGCGAATGCGCCGTTTGCCCCAGTGTTGATGCGCTCAATCGTGCCCGGCAGGGTGGTGCCGTCAGCATAGGACAGGAAGCCACGCGGCTTGTTGACGCCATTGCCTGCAACGAATGCAGCGGCCTCATCACGCGCGAACTTCTCTGCCACTTTCTGCGCCAGCCACGTTTCCAGATTGATCTCGGCGTCGTCGAGGATCTTCTGGGTGGCTTTCGGCTTGGCATACAGTTCGTGGACGGGAATGCGCCACTTGCCAAGCTGCGGGGTGCCAGTTTCCGAGCGCGCGTCAGTTTCGCCAACCCAACCCGAAGATGCTTCTTCAAGGTCAAACAGGCCTTCCAGCGCGTCGGTGCTGATGACTTGGATGGACGCATAGGCGCGCATCGGGGAAGTCTCAAACACTTTGGTGACGATCTGGCCCGACATGTCCGGGTGAACGACATATCCGCCATCGGGATCGTTGCCGACCGACAGTGCTTTCTTTTCGTCAGCGCCGATGATCTCGTCACCCTTGCGCAGGAACGAATTGAATGCCGACTTGTAGCCGTCCAGATCAGATGCGCCGAACTGCTCAACACGGGTGCCGCGCGAGCGTGCTACCATGTTTGCCCAGTGCATCGCCTTGGCGTCGAGGTTGATCTCGTTGCCGTTCTCATCGGTCACAGTGCGGTTCTGGCGCTTGATCGACAGCTCGAACTGGTCGAGGCGTGCCTGCTTGGCGTCCATTTCCTTTTCGATCTTGGCGATCTTTTCGTCCAGCAGCGGGTCTGCCGCGCCTTTCGATTCGATCTCCTTGATGCGCTGATCGTTGGCTTCTTTGAAAGCCTCAAAACCGCGCTTCACGCCGTCAACGGCCTCGGCCAGTTGTTTTGCGTCAAAGTCACTCATTGGAAAATCTCCTTCAGCTGAGTGAGTTGCAGATGAAGGGCTTTTAAGCCCTCGCTATCAACCTGCTCGGCTACATCGTCCCGATGAGCGGCAAGGCCGTTGAAGCCGTCAGCCGCAATGGCCTTGGCTTCGCTCTGAGTGAAGCCCACGTCCCGTAAGGCTTTCTCAAATTCTCGAATTGTCGTGATAGATTTGACAGCCGTTATCTTGGCGTCAGGCAGCATCGGGAATGTCACGAGCGATACCTCGAACAGATCCACCTCCATCAACTTGCGGATGCGCCCTGCGCCCTCTGGCACGGCTTCAATGGTGCGGTATCCAATCGACATGCTGTCAATCGCGCCTGCGCGCATCAGGGCCATAGCTTCGGCTCCCTTCTGCACGTCCTTCAGGATGCGCCCCTTGACGTAAAGGCCGCGCTCATCCTCACGGATTTCATCCCATACACCGATGGGCTGTGCCATGTCGTGCTGCCAGAGCATCTTGACCTTGCGGCCCGATCCGATGGACTTGGCAAACGCGCCGCGCTCTACAACATCCATTCCCTGATCAACGATGCCGAAGACAGAGGCATAGCCCTCGAAAACGCCATCCTGATCCGGCTCTTTCTTGATCTCGAAACCGACTGCCTTGTGTTCGACTTGGCTCATGTGCTTTGCATCCTCTTGCCTGCCGATGCGCTCGGCCCACGTCCTGCCCGGATCACCGCCCCAAAGATCCCACGCGATGCGCCATGCAGTAGGCCCACCATCAGGTTCTTTGTCGTTGTAATGATCAGAGCGGTTTGTGCCGTGACGGGCGAAGAAAGACCGCATCCGCGCCACGGTTTCGTCAGATAGGTTTGCCCGGTTGGCAATGTCACGCGCCCGCGCAACGCCCACCTCAGTGCCGCCACGCCCGTATTCCTTGCGCCATTCCAAAGCCCGCGCGGCAACCTTGGCCATCTCGTCAGTCGGCTTGTAGCCCTCGGCCTTCTCGCCCCAGAGCGAGTTGCAGACTGCGAAACGCTGATCAGCATCGGGAAAATCCGCCACGGCCTCTGCATCGCTCATGCAGCGGTCAAGGAACTCATCGCGGGTCTCGTCTGCGCTTGGTGTCGGCATGTTGCCTCTGCAAATTTGCAAACAGATATAGCACGGTTTGCAAACTGCCACAACAAGGCGCATGAGCAACAAAAAAACCGCCCCCGAAGGAGCGGATTAAGGATTATTCAAGCCACGCCCAAGCGTGGCCTAGCTTTATCCTTGAAACCATTGTCGGGGTAATTCCCCAAGCCTTTGCTATCTCAACGCCGCTGACCTTTCCGATCATTTTTCTGATCTGCCTAACATCGTCTTCCGTCAGCTTGTTTGTGTGGATCGCAGTGCCTCTGCGCAAAGTGCCATGTATCAGCTTATCGGCTTGGTTTTCTTTTGGCGTCTTCCATGCAAGATGACGCGGGTTCATGCACCCTTCATGGCCCTTTCCGCAAGTGTGAGCCGCGTGATAGCTTTGATCTGGCGGATTGCCATGCGCCAAGATGCACATGTATCGTGATGCTGCATAATTCTTTCCGCTCACTTGCACTGTTCCGCGACCCTGAGAAGCCGTTGAAAAAGGCCACTTTAAGCAATTATTACCCTGATATAATACGTTTTTTTCTATCCACCGTATTCCTCTGCGATATCTGTCAGATGTAGCAAGTGCGTCCCCATTGTTCTTCAGTCGCAGATAATGCTTCTGGCAAAATCCCTTGCTGGAATGGGGCTTATCGCACCCTTCAACTGTGCATATTTTGTGTTTGCTTTGCCTGTCAGTCAAGCTAACCGTTGCATCGCCGTGCTTTAGCCATCTCATATAATGCATAGCGCAATATCCCCTTGCGCATCCTTTTCCTTTAGACGGCCTATCGCATCCATCAGCAGAACAAATCATTTCAACCTCCATGTGTGAAGGTCATATAATTTCAGCTTTTTATTTTATTGTCAATCCGATGCAACGATGTGGCTCACACCGCAGCGGCAGTTGATAATGTTGCCCGCGCTGCCCGCTGGATCGCCCGGATACATCAGCGCCTCGCCGCCGACGTCAAATGCCTGATCCATGTCAACGATCTGCCCATTAGCCTGATCGTGATCTGGCCGGGTGCGCTCATCCTCGGCTGCAACCCACTCTTTGCGCAGCTTTATCCCCGTGGCTCTGGCCGCACCATCCGCGCCGTAGTTTGCCGCGCCATGCGTCTCGGTCCGGGCTATCAACGCGCCGCGATGCCGTGAAATGATGCCGACATTTCCCGCGATCCGTTTAGCGATTTCGTCAACGCCTTCGCCTGCCTGCTGGCCTCTGGTGATCTGATTGACGATCTGCTGACGGGTTGTTTCCGCAACGCTGGTAATCCTGCGGCGGATCATCTCAAGCCCGATGTAGTCCAGCGCCAGCCGTCGAAAAAACTCCATGAATGATTTGCGCTCAAGGATCAGGCCCATATGCTTGCCCTGTCCGACGATGCGTTCACCGAATGCCTCGATGCCAACCTCGGCCATCTGCCGATAGATGTCAGCGATACGGCGCTCATGGTCATCAGGCAATGCAGGGGCGCGCCTTGTGGCTCTGTAGGCGGCAAGCATGGCTTCACTGGCTCTGCGTATCTCTGCCGCGAGGATGCGCCTGAAACGGCGCTCCATCATCGCCAAGAGCCGTTGTTGCCTGCGTTGCTCTTTCTGCGGGCTGCTGTCACCGATCCGCTTCATAGCCCGCAATCCGCGCCATCGCTTTCATGTCAACAGCTTCAGGCGCGCTGATCGGCTCGGACGCATCAGAAAGCGGCACCTGCCCCAGCCCGACCAAGAGAACGTCTCCGCCTTGGATTGGCTCATAGCCTTTCATGGCGCGGCGCTCGTTGATCGTCAGATCGGTTGCACGGTCAGCCATACCCCAAAGCGTGTTGCGCTTATCAGCGATGGCCGGGATCTGGTCCAGATCAGGCTTGAGATAGACGCCCTGCGGCTCGCCCAGCCATGCGTTCCAATCCTCGCCGATCATGTCCAGAAGCGGCATGACCGTATCTTCCCAGAATGCCAGCCGGGCCTCTTGGTAATTTGAATAGGTGTTGTCGCCGGGAATGCCGAGAAGCTGGGGTGGCACGCCAAGGGCAAGGCACACATCCCGCGCGGATGAATACTTTGTCTCAATGATTCCCATGTCAGCAGGGGAAAGGCCCATCTGCCGCCAATCAAGCCCGCCCTCCAGCAACAGCGGACGTCCACCATTCTGCGCGCCTTGATACTGGCTTTCCATCTGGGCTTTGAGGCGATTGAATTGATCGTCACTGAGGTCTTTATCGCCTGTCACAACAAGCGCCCCGGAAGGCCGCGCCGAGTTCTGTAGCAATGCCTGCATCCACGTCATCGACAGATTGTGCTGATCAATCGCATATGCGCCCGCTTCAATGGGCGACATGCCATACCAATCATCCAGCGGGTTGAACATCCGCAGCTGCCGAACAGGCGAAGAAAGATCAGAATCAACAGGGAAGCGCACCTCGCGCCCGCCGACCTTGTAGATATATTCCTTTGGGAAGCCGTTGGCCCCCGGCACGATTTTCATGCGATCCGGGCGAAGCTGATACAGTTCCCGCACCTGACCGTTTGCCTCAACTGCTTCCTCATATCCGTTCCCTGCGATCATCAGGAAGCCGATCTTGGCGCGCATATACTGGGGGCCGGATTGCATCGGGTTGGGATTGTGCAGAAGATCCAGCAACGGATGCTCAATCAATTCTTGCTCGCTGCGCCAGACAGTCCACTTCACAGATGCCACAGCGTCAGCGATTTTATTGATAGCCTGATATGCCACGACGTTTCGGCGATATCCCTCATCTGCGAACGCAGCATAATCGCGATTTGACCAAGCTGCCTGCCCCGGATTGATAACCATTGCAGCGCCTGTTGCGCTTTCTTTGGTTTCGGGCCGTCTGAATAGGCGCGGAAATTTCATTTTTGCCCTCGTATCGGTTTCCGAAGATATAGCACGAATGGAAAAGCGGCGCTATAGCGAGCGGATTTTCAAGTCACCCTTGCGCCGGATGAGCGGGGCCAAGGCATATCTGACCGCATCCCAGCCGTGGTTCTGGGCGTCAACGATCTTGGTAGTAGGGTCGCCAGCATCGTTGACCTTGTAGCTGTAGAGCCTCGCCTCGCGCTGCATGTTGGTGCAGTCGGGGTGGATCACAATGCGCCGGAATGACCGCAGAAAGGCGATGCCGTCCTCAACGCTGCCCGGCCACTTGTCCACGGATGTCGCCATAGGCAGGCCGTGGCGCTTCATGTGACTGATGCTTTCGGGCCGCGCGTTATCCCATCTGCTCACTTGTCTCTCAAAGCCCGGAATCGCGCTAGTAACTGCTTGCGGCGTATCATCCAGTTCCAGCCCTTTGCGGAACATCTCGCGCCGAATGAATACATCCTCGCCGTTGAGCCAGCATTCGACTGCCGCAGTCGGATCTTGGGAAAAGCCAAAGTCGCCTCCGAGATATGGGCCGTCCCAATTGTCAGGCTCAAACTCTCGCACGTCAATCTTGTTATGAAAGACTTGGGCATTGCTGTTTTGCAGATACGCACCTTGCCATATGTGGGCATAGGTTGCCGGATCTAGGCGTTGCTGTTCCCGCTGACGCAGCGTTTCAAGCCCCGGCGGAAAGAACGGGTTGTCACTGTAGTTGATCTCGGTGATCAACGCATTGGCTGGGGGCGATCTGCGAAACCGATTATCAACCGGGCTGCCATCTTCACGCGGGTTCCAGACCGCCCAGAGTTCAGATCGGGGCTGACGAAACACCGTGGCTTCCAGCGCCAGCCATGAGTTCTCCGGGATGTCCTCCGCTTCCTCAACGATGGTCAGATCAATCTTTGCCAGCGACTTGATTGACTGCTCATTCCTGCGAAGGCCGCGAAAGATGAACTCTGTGCCGTTCTTGCCCCTGATGTAGTCAATGCCGACATCATAGTGGGCAGACAGCCAAGGCACCGTAGAAATGGCGACCTTCAGTTCGGCGTGGAAACTTTCCTTGATGCTGGCCTGAAACTCACGGGTGCAGAGTATCCGCATCGGCTCTGCGTATCCCCATACAGCGGCCATGAGGGCGGCGCTGAATGACTTAGCCGATCCTCGCCCGCCGTAGAGGGCGCGATACTGCACTGAGCCTCTGGGCGGGGTGAATATGCCGATCAGCCGCCGGGGTAGACTAATCTTCGCCGTTGTCATCAGCGGCTTCAATTATGATGCGGCTGGGTGGCGTCATGCTGCCGTCGCTGGATGTGTGGTCAAGGTCGTGCTTATCCCGCTGCCCAAGCATCTGTTTGCCAAGCCAAACGAGCATTGTGGGGTTCCCATCCTGCGCTGCTTTCCACTGAGCACGGCGCAATGATGCCTTGCCTTCGTCGCTGTGCTTTTTATAGAAGTCCGCAAAACCGCCATAGCCTTCCTCCTTCAGCCTGCGGTCTAGCGTATCAACTGAGCACTCAAACACCCCTGCGCATTCCTCTGCCGTGCATTGGATGCGGACCATGTTGCGCAACTGGTCGATGTCGATCTCGACGCGAGGCCGACCGCCTTCTGGATCGCCTTTGCCCATTATGCGGCCTCCCGCTCGGCTTTGAGTTCGTCGTAGGTTTGGCCAGTGGCTTCAAGGGTGGCCTGCTCGCCGGTGAAGTCTTGCCACCGCTTGATGATGACGTCGCAGTATTTGGGATCTAGTTCCATCATGCGGCAGTCGCGGGCTGTCTTTTCGCAGGCAATCAAGGTGCTGCCGCTGCCGCCGAATAGGTCAATCACCTCATCGCCCTGCTTGCTGTTGTTTTGCAAGGCGCGCTGCAAAAGCGATACTGGCTTCATGGTTGGGTGAAGCCCTTCGCGCTCAACGGGATGACGCCATATAGTCTGCTCTTTTTGCCCACCATACCAAGTGGGGCTTTTACCTGTTTTGTGGCAATACAAAAACGCCTCATAATTTGGCTTGTATTGCGCGCCCATAGCATGAAACCCAACGTTACCCTTATCCCAGATCAACCAATTCCTGACCTCCAACCCGACACCAGATAGACCAGCCAAGGTCTCTGCCGATCGGTTTATGGCGAAGAAAATATACATGGCAGCGCCATCTTTTGAGAAAGCAGACGCACAGGATATGCTATCAAGGAAAAGCTGCGCTAAATCATCGCCGCGCAAATCGTCTGCCTTGATCATTTCAGCGGAATTCTTGCCAGCCTTTTTGCCTGCTGAATACATGCTGCCCTTTACGCCAACGAAGCTGACCCCATAAGGCGGATCAGTCAAAACCATATCCGCCTTCCGCCCATCCATCAGCTTATCCACCGCGTCGATGCTGGTGCTATCCCCGCACATCAGCCGATGCCGCCCTAGCAGCCACACATCGCCCTCAACGGTGACGGGCTGGTCTGGCACCTCTGGCACGGCGTCCTCATCGGTCAGCCCTGCGGTTGGCTCCTCTGGGAACAGCGCACCGATCTCGGCTTCGTCGAAGCCCGTCAGCGACAGGTCAAACTCCAAGTCACGCAGTTCTCCAAACTCGACGCGCAACATTTCATCATCCCAGCCAGCGTTCAGCGCAAGTTTATTATCCGCAATGACATAGGCCCGCCGCTTGGCTTCGCTCCACCCTGTAGCCGTCATGCAGGGAACATCCACAATCCCCAGCTTCTGCGCTGCCATGATGCGACCGTGGCCTGCAATGAGGTTGCCTGCCTCGTCGATCAGCACGGGCATAGTCCAGCCCCATTCCCTGATGGATGCTGCGATCTGCGCCACCTGTGCATCGCTGTGGGTTCTGCTGTTGCGCGCGTATGGGATCAGGTCAGCCACCTTGCGGCGCTCAACCTTATCTGCGGGCCATTCGATTTTGTCGCTCATACGACCTCCAATTCCTGCGTATTCTATGCGTTCTGTGCAAATCTAGCAACCAATCCCTTTGCATGGTCACTTGTTGCCCACCAGAGCGGCTCCATTCCGCCCGTCCTGTTGTCGTCAACGTTGCAGCGACAAATGCCGTATTCATATCTCACCCGGTTGGTGTGACCGATGACAGCGTTCTTGGTCAGGTCGATGACCTCCCCTGCTGCTCTGCATGTCCAGCCTTCGTTTTCGACCAGATGCAAGGCCAAGAGGATGCGCTCGTCGTCTTCACGGGTTCCGCGCTTGGGCTTCATCGTGCGATTTCCCCTGCGATGGCTGTATATCCGGCGTCGTCAATCGCATTTTCAGAGTTGGTGGGGTTCCCCTTGGCTCTGGCCTTCTTGAACAGGCTCATCATCTGGGCCACGTCGTAGGGTCGATAGGGGCTGTGAGGCGCTCGTTAAGCCACCATGTCCAGACTGCGGCGATCTGTGCGAACGAATCTTCTGCGTCTCCGTGGGTCGCGGCCCGGTCCTTGGTGATATACTGGTTTGCCGTCTCAAGAATTTCTGTTCGGAGCATATTGCAGCCGTCCTTTTGCTGTGGTTTATGGGGTGCGGGGCGGCACCGATGTGCATGCGAAACAGTCGAATGCCAGCGGACGCGATACCGAATGCGCCACATTCTTCAATCAACGCCGCCCCACGATCTCACTTATCAAAAGCCCCCTCGTCAATCATCCGCTGCGCATTGAGCACCACCATAGTCCGCCTTGTGTTCTCCTTTTTGCGTGTGACGCCTCGGAAAAAAACATTGAGAAACTCAGGGCTGCTCGGCTCGACTACCACGCCCGACAGCTTGGAACAGGCCGGGCACTCGAAGTGCACCGTGTCTGCTGGCGCTACAGCGATCCAGTCCTTGCCACATTCAAGGCAAGCAACATAGGCGCTCATATGCGGGCGGTGTTCGTCTAAGATAATTATGTTGTCAGTCATTCTTCTCTCCTTTCAGTTCTGCGAGGGTGATTGCTGCATCGTGATGCGATATTGTGTTGGCAATCCAAGTGTCGCTGCACTCAACTATGCTGACCATATTACCCAAAGCCTCCACCGCTTGCGCCAGTTTGGCCTCCAACTCCGCCGCATAGGCCTCGGCCTCTTCTGCGTCACGTTTTGCAGCCTCATACAGCTCCTTGTAGTCAACAGCCGTGCCAGCGAGACGGCGCGTCAGTGCTGCAATGTCGGCTTCGGGAGCGGGCTTGCGGCCCTCTGGTAGTGTCCACCTAGTCATCGGATCTTTCTCCTTTATCAAGCAGTGGGCGTTGCGGTGGATACCAGCGGCGAAGGAACCCATCCTCATCTTGGACGTAGAAGGTATGACCCTGCATGGCGTCTATCAGCCTGCGGTATTGGTGGATAAGGCCGAGGGCTTGTTCTTTTGTCATCCCCGCCCCTCCGCTGCTTTTACGTCCGTCACGTCCTTTGATCTGCGGCGGATTTCTTCAACGTCGCAAAGTGTCTGTTCCTCAATGGCGCGGATCATTAGGTCGTAAACCTCATAATAGGAAAGCTGCCCTGCCAATTTATGACTCATTTGCCCAAGCATGACGCGCGCCCTCTTTTGCTGCTCTGCGATGTGGTCAATTCGCGCCTGTCCGAGTAGCGTTCTCATCCCCGCCCCTCCGCTGCTTTGAGTATCGCCGCCTGCTTTTCGGGGTCGGCGGCAAGGGCGCGGATCAAGTCGGCAGACCGCATGTCGCTGCACCATGCAGCGTATTGCGCTACGTCGCCCATGTTGCTGGGGTCTACTGATGGCTCATCATAAGATGGCTCAACAGCCCGGATAGCCGCCTCCAGCGCCGCATCAAGGATGGCATCGGGCGATGGGGTTGCAGACAGCTTGGCCTCCAGTTCCTCAATGCGGTCGATCATGCCGAGCAAAACTTCCTCTGTCGGCCTGTGGGGAAGTTGGATCGCATCACACTCGCGGAACAGCTGCACGACAAAACGGGCGCGGCCTTTCAATTCGTCACTCATTGGTCGTCTCTCCCAGAAAATCCTTCGGGTCCAGCGCCCAGATGCAATACGACGCCCGCTCCTGATCGGCCCGTGCATAGACATCGGCCTTGGCCACCCGGCCAGCTTTGAACAGGCGAAGCAGGGCGTTGTGAGCCAGATGCACGTCGGTGCCGACTTCTTTGGAAACCTCTGACGTTGTGGCGAGGAACAGATCCGCCACGGCTTCATATGCGCGCTCGTCAAGGCTTGCCTCGTTCTTGACTGGTGCAGACACGCTGTTGGCAGGCTTGGCGACGTGGACGGCCACCCAAGGCGTGCTGGCGTTGTTCGGGTGCGTGTTGGGGATCAGCTTTGCCGCAACGATGTCGCCCTCGTCAACGCCGCTTGCTTTGATCACGCTTGGCGGGACAAAGGTTTGCGATCCGTCATCTGTGCGGGCCGCGAAGGCACAGCCGCTGTCGAGGATGTGGCTGATGTAGATTTGTGCTTCTTGCATCGTAGTTCCTTATTTGTTGAGGTGGTCAGGTCGTGCGCGTGGACGAACCCTTGGAATGCCGCTGTCTACGCATTTTGCAACGGCATCGGGGTATTCGTTGACGATGGCCCCGTGAATGGCTGGAAGGGCGTTTCCGCAGTCTATTTCGCTACGAAACGGAATCATCGCATACTGATCCGGTCCTGATCCAAGGGTGACGATTAATATAATCCACGTCATTTCCGCTTCAGCCGCGAAGCCGCCTCTTTCAGTGCCGCAATCGTCCAAAGCTCAGCCTCGTCCAGATGCTTCTGGCTTCCGAGACGGTGACGCATGTGCTGCACGGCCCACGGAATTTCCTGTTCAATCCACAGCGCCAGATCGGCATTAGACAGTGCTGTGAGTTGATCCAGACTTGTCAGTTCCGGGGCTTCCTTCATTTTCCGCTCCCTGATGTTTGTGACGGCCTTTGTGATTATCTCGTTTCGTGTCATTGAATTTCTCCTGCGTTTTAATCCCGGCCCGGTCGAGCCACCCCTCTTTGCGGGCCTTGCTTATGTTGTTTGGATGGCACCCCAGCGCCTTCGCTGCCTGCCAGATCGACGGGTAAGTTGTTCCCGAATCGTTACTGGCGTGCTGATGCTGGTGTGGTAGTCGCTCCACGGTTTCATTTTGTCTCCCATATTTCTTTGACCCTTGCCTTCAGGCTGTCCTGCATCTTGGCTGGATATTTTGCTATGAAGGCCCGCCGCGTTTCCAGCGAACCGAGGTTGATGACATGACGCGCGGCACTGTCGATGATGGCTGCGCGGCAGGCTTTGCCATAGGCGGCTTTGGTTGCTTCGTCCGGCAGGTATATCTCCCCGCCACCGATGCCACCCGTCCACGGCTTCATTTTTTCCGGCGCTCGACTTTCTTGGCGATGTAGATGAACCGCCTTGGACCGTCTTTGCGTTGGTAGAGAACGCAGAGGCCAGCTTCGCAGGCACCCATTGCCTTGTGCTTGTGCTCGCCGCTGCAATATTCACCGATGTGGTAGATGATTTCATCACCGATCTTGGAGTTGGCAAGAGCGGCTGCGAATGCGCCCCGGCCCTCCTTGCTGATGTCAATCTCGGCCATCAGAACGGGATCTCATCTTCTATGTCTGCATTGACAGCGGAGTTGCTGGGCGACTGATCGTATCCGCCACGATCATCCTGCTTTGATCCGCCCATGAACGTCAGGTCGCTCACCGAAAGCGTGATAGACCCCTTGCCCTCGTAGACATTGACTCCGGGGCGGCCAGTCACGACCAGCTTGGTGCCCTTGGTGATGTAGCTTTGCAGGCTCTCGGCGCGCTTGCCCCAGATAGAGCAGTTGACCCAAGTGCTGTCTCGCTTGTTGCCGTTCTTGTCCTTGCCGTTGTCCACGGCGATAGAGAAGCCCAGAACGGGGTCGCCGCCCTGTGTTTTGCGCAGTTCCGCGTCCTTTCCGACGTTGCCTGCAATTGTCATGCTGATCATGTGATCCTCCTTTGGATGTTGTGGGGGCCGAAGCCCCCGTTGTTATGCGGCGTCACGCTGCCTGATTGCAAAAATTGCAAGGTGGCGCATGTTTTGGGCGTCAGGGCTTTTGGTGGTGCGGTGCATCTCCCACCAAATAGCTTCAAGTTGCTCGGCTGCGTGGGTGTAGCCGCGTGCGGCGGCGGCAAAATCGCCCCGCTGCATTGCGGCGTCTGCTTCAGTGGCGCGGGCGTTGGCGGCTTGGATGCGGGTCATCTGTTTCTTCCTTGTCTGGGTTACCTTGTGCATTCTTTTTACAGAACATCCAAAGCATCTGCAAACAATTTCTTGCCGCTGGCGCAATTATTTCTGCCTCATCTTGTATCGCATCAGCCCGTTCATGACCGTTGTGTGGTCCCGGCTGACGTATTTGGATATCTGCCCAAGCGTGAATCCAGCTTCCCGGCAGGCCGCATATGCCTCCTCTCTGGCCCGGTAGGCTATTCGATCCCGACGTGGGCTGCGGATCTCGTTGAGAGTCAGGCCAGCCATTGCGGCAGCGGCTTCGAATATTTCGCGCATCATACTTCACCTCCAAACCGTCTCAGCGCAAACCCGGCCTCTGCGAGTATCTGTGCTGCCTTGTCTTTGTCTACGCGCTGACGCTCTGGCTCTGGCCTTTCAGCCGGAAGGGAAGCGACGACCCGCTTGTGAGCCTCGACGATCTTTTCCTGCACCTGAAACTCGTTGATTGACTTCAGCCTGCCACCGCTTGCCGCGAAGACTGCTGCCACGCCCTCTCGAACCTCGGAGATGGTGTATTGGCTGAGAAGATCGCACCAGTCATTGCAGACCGCATCCTTGATGTGCTGATCCATACTGTTCCAGCCGAAGCGATCAATCTTGACGCTGGCGACCTCAAGGATAGCCACCAACTCAGCCCCTCGCCGCGCGGCTTGCTGCCCATCGAGCGCCGCGATCTGCAATCTCTGCCGCTGTTGTTGATCCCGCCACTCTTGGGCCGTTTGAGGCGCGCTGACGCTTCCACTTGACCGAGTTGGCAATCCATGTGCGCCATGCGGCGTCCCAATCTCGGTATTTGCTCTGCTTTGAATGGTGGTGATTTCTGAA